AAATCCTGAAAGTAAGGTTCAAGATTTATTGAATTTTGGACTAACAGACGAAATGAAAAAAGCGGTATATTACGGGGATAAAATGAAAGACCAAATTAATATCGGTCACCATATTCCTATCGTATTCTATTCGTTAACTAAAAGAAGACCTGTTATCGCAGGTATGTGGGTGTCAACCGATTTCAACCAACCTTCTGATGAAGATATGGAACCAATATCTGCAAGACCAAATAATAAAATTATTTACCAAGAATCATATTTTGAAGGTAAAAAATCTTATGGTATTAAATTAAAGATTGCTGAGACTGGAATGGAATTAAACCTAGAAGATTTTGGTATTTCTAAGAATAACTTAAAATTACCTAAGACTTACAATATAGGTGAATTTTTTGAAGAGAATATAAGTAGACCCAAGAATCTTAAAAGAGCGTCGTTTCTTAACTCAATTAATGAGTTCATTAAGAAAGGTGGACAAATTAATCGTGTAACTATTGAAGCGTCAACATCTAGAATGCCTGCAGGTTGTAAGGATAATGATTGTAACAATGGTAAGTGGAAAGAGATTACTGAATACGATGAAGTATTTGGTAATAACGATGATAGAACTGGAAATCTACAATTATCAAAAGCAAGAGCAAAACACACTTACGATGATTTGGTCGGGGTAATCCCACAACTTAAATCAACACCATACATATTAAAAGGTTTGGGTAATAGAGGAAATTATGTTCACATTAAATTTGAATAAATATGGCAAAAACAACAAACACAAAACAAGGTAAAGTTACCTTTGGAACAAAAAAGACGGGCAAACTTAAAAAGAAGTATGGTCCTAAAGAAGAGAAACCCAAATCTTATAGAGGTCAGGGTAGATAAATTTCCAAAAATCTAATGACTATGAAATTCATTGGAAACATTAAAAAGTTTTCCTTTGGTGAAATGACATCCAACACCAATGGTAAAACTTCGGCAACATCGACTGCTGGAATTTATATTGTCTTTATTGGTGGACTTTCTTTTATTATGGGGGTAATAAATGTAATGTTCATTGATAAAAGTATTGACATTATAGACCAATCTGTTATCTTTACAGGAATTGGCGCAGGTCTTTTGGGTGTTAAAAACTTCACTTCGGCTAAGAACCAATTAGCGGAAGCTGAAATAAACAAATCAGGTAATGAATCTGAAGAAATAATAATAGATGAACAAAAATAATTACTTAATAAAATATCTATGAAAGAAATCACCTTTTAGGTGATTTTTTTTTGTCCTTAAAATACAAATAAACACAAATAAATAAAAAATGAAAGACACAATTAATTATCACAATGTAGTTCAGAAACTACGAACATTTTTCTTGAAGAAGGGTTTTATTGAAGTTCCAGTACAATCTAGATTATCCATTTTGGCCGCGTGTGAGGACCCACACACAGTATCAACATTTACTTATGATAATGTTGTTTGGCCATTACCACAGACAGGTCAAATGTGGTTAGAATATGAATTACTTAAAAATCCAAGTTGGCCTGGGGTATTCTGCATCTCCACCTCATACCGAAATGAACCTAACCCAATTGAAGGGAGGCATGAGAAAATTTTCCCAATGTTTGAGTTTGAGGCAAAAGGAACATTACAAGACCTATTAGACCTTGAAATTGAACTCGTCCAATACATGGGACTACCCGTACCAATTGTGCTAACCTATGACGATTTATGTAGGAAATACGGGGTTGATATCTTGACTGCCGAACACGAAGAAAAAATGACAACAGGTTTGGGTAAATCAGTCGCAATCACGATGTTCCCTGAAAGAACTTCACCATTTTGGAATATGAAATATGCTGGTGACAAATTATTCAGTAAGATTGATATTATTTTAATGGGACAAGAGACAATTGGTTCAGCAGAACGGTCAACAAACCCAACGGAGATGAGAAACTTTTTCAATACAATTTCTGAAGGTGGTTACGCTAATAAGTTATATGAACTATTTGGTAAAGAAAGAGTTAACAAAGAATTAGATGAGTTTTTGGCTCACTCATTTATACCAAGATTTGGTGGCGGAATTGGTGTTACAAGAATGGTAAGAGCAATTCAATTATCACAACAATAATTTGACAATATAACATTTTGTCCATAATATTTTATGGATGAAATGGGTTATTAATAAATGGACAAAAATTGTAGGACTGATAATAATATCAGTGTTTGTTGCAGTTTTGTCCATTTTTCTTTTATTTCTAGTTAGTTGGATAATTAAATTTTTTTATAATATATTTTGAGTATGACAAAGAAAGAGCAACTTAAATTACACAATCCCGTATTAATGTTAAGTGGATTTGACATAATTGATTCAATATTTCCCGATGCGAAGTATAAGGAAATGATTATAAATCTAATTAAAAATAGATTTAGTAATAATAAAATGTCCAAAGATGAACTAAAACATTATTATGGTGATTCTATCAATCACATATTAGAAAAATATTCAGAATCTGAACTTTCATATATTTTTAGAGTTCTTGATTATATGTTGAATGATAATCAAGTTAAAATGTTAAACACGTTCATTAATTATGATAAACAAAATTTGATGAATGGGGTGGATTACACATCAATTAAAAGTTTTGATGATTTGGAAAAACTAAACTCGTTATCTGAAATTAAAAAGATGGGTAATGAACTTGAAAAAGAAATTATCAAGATTTATGAAGATAAAGAATGGTTGGTTTTACGTCCACTAACTCATCTGTCATCTATGAAATACGGAAGTTCAACCAAATGGTGTACGACTTCAGAACACGAACCAAGTTATTTTGGAAGGTATTCAAAAAGTGGAGCATTGATTTATTGTATAAATAAAATGACAGGATTGAAAGTTGCGGCTCATAGAGATTATTCAGAATATTCATCCACCTTTTGGAACATGCAAGATAATAGAATTGATTCATTAGATACAGGATTACCATATAGTATTTTGGATATTGTTAGGTCTGAAATTTTGAAAAATAAATCAAATCACGACTTAATGTCTGAAGAACAAATTAATAAAGAAGCATTATATATGTTGAGATTTGAATATGGTGAAAAATTGTCACCAGAAATTGAAGTAACTCAAAGAGTAAGAGATATTAATTTAGATTTAGAATTACCTATACCTGAACCAACAATAAACATTAATAGAAATGCTATGATTGGTAGGATGATGGCGGGTTAAACTCAACCTGTATTATTAAGTCACCACTACCTTTAATTACTCTATGATATAAACCTTTGGGGATAAAGATTTTATCCCCTTTTTTCATTTCTATGGGTAAGTTATTATCAGATTGGTATTTCCACCCATTACTCTCCAAAATCTCAACTAATCGGTTTTCTCTGTCCCTATGCCACATAAGTTCACCTGAATCAGTATCTTCTGTAAATGTTCTGATTTTAATTGTATCTGATATGTTTTCTTGAATAAATGGAAGTTCGTTCATATTACCAATAACCTGGATATGTTTTACCACCCCACAAGTGTCCATAACGATTGATTCTACAAGCCCAATAACCTGCGGTCATTCTATCCTTCTTTTTATCACATTGATGTCTTGATGCAAATGCTTTACGAGCTTTAGGATTTGATACTTTAGCAGTTAAACCTCCTGAAACATCCCCAAAAGAAATCTTTTTAATTTTACCTGTTGATGGATTTTTAACATATACAACATATTTTTTACCACCACCTGAATTTCTCATTGGTTTTCCAACCTGAACTTTTCTACCTTTATACTCAGCCTCATTTAGTGTACCCTCAATAATAGGTAAATCTAATGAAACCTCTTTACCATTTTCTAAAATAATAGTTTCTCCAATATTACTTTCAATAATCCATTTATCTTTTTTATTTAAGTCAATGAAACCAACATTATGTAATTCCCTAACCTCATTCACTAAATCTAAATAAGCGTTTGAGCCACTTCTAAATATTGATTTACTAAGAGGAATGTTATTTTCTAAATGATATTTTAAGTTATCAGAAACATAAGTTTCAGTCACTAATTTCATACTTGACGAAAAATTTTCTAATTCTTCCTTCAATAATTGTTTGATATTCATAAAAACTATTTTTATATAAATATTTATAGATATACATTTATTATGAATCAAAAAAAAATTTTATCAGAAATTAATCGAATTAGAGAAATATCTAAATTACCTATGAACGAAGATTTGGCAAAAGACATCGTAGGTTTAATGATGGGTAAAGAAATAAATGCTGACGACATCAGTAAAAACATCTTCAATGTTAAAAATAATGACAAAATTAAACCTAATACTAAAAATAAAAATGAATTAGGTGTAGACATTTCACCAACAACACAAGGAAATTTTGATGAGATGACTAAATTGGTCATTAATAAAATAGAAGGGGGATATTATAATCCTGAATGGCATTATAAAAGAGCTATGGGTAGGTCAGGAGAAACTATGTTTGGTATTGATAGGAAACATGGTGGTAATTTAAATACTTCACCAGCGGGTGTTGAGTTTTGGTCGATAATTGATAAAAACAAAACAAAGGATGTTTGGAAACATGGTTATAGGGGTGGTGAATTAGAAAATCAATTAAGAGACTTAGTTGTTAAAATTATGAAACCTCATTACACTAGTTTATCAGAAAAATATTTAACTGACGGAGCTAGACAAATTGTAAATTCAGACAACCCATTATTATTCCATTTTATATATGCTAGTTGGAATGGTCCTGGATTTTTTAAAAAATTTGCCGAAAAAATTAATAAAGCAGTCAAAGATGGTGTAACATCTAGGGAAGAATTAAGGGACTTAGCTATAGATTCTAGAAAAGAAAGTGCGGTTGCTAGAAGTGCTAATAAGATTGAGGGTATAATGGATAACTTAGCCTAATCAATTTTTAGGGCCCAATACTAAAACAGCCTCAGGAAATTCTCGATTTAAAATCTCTTCATTTTTATTACCATATGGTATATTTTGAAGAACGTACCTAATAGCATTTAATCCAGAAATCTTTTTATCATTTGAATCCAAGATTACCCAAGGGTGTTCAGACGTAGATGTTTGGTCAAATAACTTTTCTTTATATTTTGTAAATTCTTCCCATTTATCCTGCATTTTTTCGTCATTTACAGAATACTTCCAATATTTTAACGGAGATTTTTTCCTAACACTAAATCTATTTTTTTGAGTATCCTTATCAATTGAAAACCAAAGTTTAAATAAATAGTCTCCGTTATTAACTAATGACTTTTCAAAATCATTAACATTGTTCATAAAGTCATTATATTCTTGTTCGGTACCATAACCCATCACAGGTTCGACCAACCCCCGGTTATACCAACTCCTATCAAACAAATTGATTTTGGCCCTATGTATCTTTGAACGATATCTATCCCACCAAAACTTTCGTTCATCCTCGGTAGGGATACCCAAAGCAATAGTATTGTAATATCTAGGGTTCATGTTCTCTATGAATTTTTTTATTGTTGAACCCTTCCCAGCCGAGTCCCTACCCTCAAAAACAATACTAACTGTTTTACCTGTACTTTTTAACCATTCCTGAAGTTTAAGAAGTTCAACTTGTAATAAAAACAATTCTCTTCTATATATTTTCTTTGGAAGAATAGATGGTTCGTCAACGTCAATATCATCGGTGTCGTCATCAAACTTTCGTTTTTCTAGTGACTCCCATATGTTACAAAAAAAAGACTCGAAGTTTTTTTTCTTATTTCCTTTTTTAAGTAATACCTTTCTAACACCACGTTCTAGAAGTTTGAAATCAACTAAATGTTCGTCATAGTGAGCGATAATCTCACTTAAATAAAAATCTATTTTTTTGGATTTAACGTTTGAAACATCTAGTATCTTATTGATTGACTGAATGTATTTTTCATTTTCTGATAATTCCATAATTTTAAAATATTTATTGCAAAGATACATAAACATTTCAAATTTACAAAAATGATTTTAAAAATTGGTTCAAGAGGTGACGAAGTTAAAAACTTACAACAAAGATTGGGATTAAACGCT